GTTTCCCAGTCACGATCCAGAACAGCATCGCGGACTCGGCCTTTCAGCTTCTCAAAGATCGCGCCACCGCTCTGGATCTGAAGTGGCGCGGGCGTCCGTTCTTCACATGGACAAAGAACCAGATTCTTGGCCTGAACGGCTCGCGCTTCTCGTTCGCTGGACTCCGGCACAACATCAACAGCATTCGCTCGAAAGAGGCGTTCGACCTGGCGATAGTCGAGGAGGCGCATTCAGTCACGTCCGAGAGCATTCGAATTCTTGAGCCGACGATCCTTCGAAATGCCGGGGCGGAGATCTGGTACGTCTGGAACCCTGAAGATCCGAACGACCCGGTTGACGTGATGTTCCGAGGCCCGGACGGGCCGCCGCCCAATGCGATTGTTGTCGAGGTCAACTATCACGACAACCCGTTCCTGACAGAAGAAACGAAGCAGCGCATCGCTTGGGATTACGCCCGAGACCCTACCGTTGCCGATCACACATGGGGCGGCAAATATCTAGAGCGCAAGGATTCCCAAGTGTTCAAGAATTGGACCATTGAGGAATGCGCGCCAACCGAAGGGCAGCGGATACTTCTCGGCGGTGACTTCGGCTTCGGCGAGACCGACCCGACGTGCGGGGTGGGGTGCTGGATCGAGGAGGAGCCGGGCAAGCGCCCGAAGCTTTTCATTGACCGCGAGGTGTGGGCTCTGAGACTTCCACTTGACGAGCTTCCAGCCTTCTACGGCGGCACAGACGAGCGATCGCCGCAACGCTGGGAGAACCTCAAGAGTTGGCCGGGCATCCAAGACGCCATGCTATGGCCCTGGCGCGTCGATAGCTCTCGCCCGGATCTTATCCAGCTTCTTGCGTCGCGCGGTTTTCCCGTCACCGGGTCGATCAAGGGCGCTGGCTCAATCGAGGCGGGCGTGACGTGGCTTCAGAGCTACGATATCGTGATCCATCCCAGATGCACGCGGACGATTGCCGAGTTCAAGTCTTACAGGTACAAAATCGACAAGCGCACGGGCGAGGTTCTGCCGCAACTTGTCGATGCGGATAACCACATCATCGACGCCTTGCGGTATGCGGTCGAGCTATACAGGCGCAGCAACGTCGTGTATTGAGCGGCTATGGTCACCAACGTCTACAGCCAGGAAAAGCGCGCCGCTGAAGTGCTGCGGATATCGTTCGACTTCGCGGCGGACATTCAAACCGGCGGTGCGATATCGGGAGCGCCGACCATCAGCGCCAGAAATTGCACGGCGGCATATGTATCGAACACTGCAACGGCTGTTTTTGTCTCGATCTCAGGTGGAACGGCTGGGACGCCGGGATATGTGACGGCGTCCGTGGCGTTCCAGAAAATCGCGACGACAGGAGCGGCAACCAGCCAGATCATTGCAGGCGCACTGACGGTCGAGCGACGAGCCTCGATCCCAAGCGCCACATCAGCAGCAATCGCGTCCGATATCATCGTCCCTGGGGCCGCGTCGATAACTGGCGCAGCAAGCCAATCAAGCGCGTCCGCCTATGCGGTCCGAAAAATCGGGAACATCGCTTCTGCGACCTCTCAAGCCGAAGCCAGTGCTATCGCGGCTGGACGGGGCATGGACATCTCGACCGCTTCAGTCGAGGCTGGCGCTCGCGCCTTGACGACAGAAAGCATTGTTACGATTGCCCGCTCTGATATATCGTCGCTGGCGACAGGCTTCACATATCAGAGCGGCGGGATAACCCTTGACGCATCCAGAACATTCAGCGCAGCGGCACGGGTTCGCACAATTACCGGGCCAGCCAGAACAAGGACGTTCTGATGATTGATCGCCTCAAAAACGCATTCATGTCTCTTTTCCCTCGCGACCGATCTCCCGGCCCGGCTCTCGTTCTGGGGCGGCCCTATAGCTCTATGCGCAAGGGCTCTGGCGAAATTCTGAAGGCGTACTCGCACTCGCCAATGGTGCGGGCCGTCGCGAACAAGGTCGCATCCATGACGGGGGTCGTGCCCTGGTTCGTCAGGGTGGGCGACGATGTTGTCGAGGATCACCCGGCGATCGACTTCCTAAAGCGCGGGCACCCCTTCATGGACGCGGCGCGCCGGGATATCTTCATGCAGCTTACCGAAGACCTTGTCGGCGAAGCAGCTGCGATGATCGGGACGACCAGAGAGGGCGGGCAAGGCGAGCCGGTCAGGCTCTATGCTTTCCCCCCGACATGGATATCAGAGGTTCCGGCGCACGGTCGAGACAGCTTCACGATACGTGTGCCTCAGACCGGCAAAACGATCATCGTGCCTCGCCAGCAAATCTTTCACCGCAAGGCGATCGATCCTCTCGACCCATACGGTCGGGGCTCCGGCCTCGGCGCGTCGCTTGGCGACGAAATCGCCGTTGACGAGGCGGCGGCCCGGCACATGGCGCACACACTGCAAAACAACGCGCGCCCAGATATGATCATATCAGGCGGAAAGGAAACGCCTCTCGATCAGGTGCAGGTTGACCGCCTGTTGACCAGATTTGACGAGCATAAAGGCGCGAGGAATTCGGGCCGCCCGTTCATTACCGGCTCGCCGATATCGGTCGAGATGCTGTCACAGTCCTTCGGAGAGATGAAGCTTGCGGAAGTGCGCAGGTTCGAGCTTGAGGTTATCGTTGCCGTCTGGGGTATCCCGCCCGAGTTGGTTGGGCAGGTGCAAAACAGCAACAGATCCACGATCGACGCGGCGGACTATCTGGTCAATGCACACGTCATCGTCCCTCGTCTGAAGCTGACGGCGGCGGCTCTGAATGCTCAAATCGCGCCGCTGTTTGGGGACGACGTTGAGTTCGATTTCATATCGCCCGTTCAAGAAGATCGCCAGCATAACCTCGAGATCATGCGGTCGCGGCCTGGGGCGTTCATGGATGACGAGGTGCGCGCCGCCGCTGGCTTCGATCCACTGCCCAACGGCTTGGGCCGCGTTCTGCCGCGCTCGCCATTGTTCCTGTATGAGAGTGTCCCCGGCGCAAGCGACGACGCAATCCAGACGCGGGGGATTGAGCATCAGGGCCATACATTGCTTATCGACAAGATGCCAACCGAGGGCGATGTTGATGCCGCCTTGGCCGCGCTTGACGACACGGCAGAAATGCAGACGACCATGCGGGCAATCTCGTCCGATGTTGTCGCCGCATTCGGTTCGAGCGCGATCGAGGGCGTGGGTGTCGATATCAGTTTCAACTTGGCCGGGCCGGGCGTGGTCGAGTTTCTGGAAGACGCAAGCAGCGCTCGAGTGACTGCCATCAACGAGACGACGCGCGAGCGACTGCGATCAACGCTGGCCGACGGCGTAGGGAACGGCGAGACGAGCGATCAGCTTATCGTGCGTATTCAGTCTGAGGTGGATGGCGCAACGAAGTCCAGAGCGGCACGCATCGCACGCACGGAAGTTCCTCGCGCGTCCAATTTCGCCACAATGGAAGGCCACAAGCAGGCCGGGATCAAACGCCGCGAATGGCTGGCAACCCAAGGCGTCGGGGTTGGCGACGAATTCGGGCAGGTCCGACCTTCGCATGATGCGCTCGATAAGACGCAAGTCGAAATCGAACAGTCGTTTACGATCCCTGTCGGCCACATGAATAGCGGCGCAAGCGCCATGTTCCCCGGCGATTTCGGCATCGCGTCCGAGGACATCAACTGTCGATGCGCCATCCTCCCGGTGCTAAGCGTTGCGCCAGAGCAACGAATGGCGACGTTCAAATCCGTTGAGGCGCAGCGCGCGCCGTTCGAGCGGCAACTGGAGGCTCTGATGCTTCGGCTGCTGTCAGATCAGATGCACCGGGTAGCCAACGCCCTGAAAAACAGATAAGGGATTGACGAAATGGAGCGCGACAAATGAGCCTTGAAGATCGCATTAAGGATCACCCATCCCGTGTTGAATTGGCTCGCGGCGACGAAACCTGCGTCGGCCTGTCCAAGGCTGGCGAGCCAATCTTCAAAACTGTTGACAGAGATCAGCGGACAATTGACTTCGTTGTGTCAACGGCTACCGTTGATCGCGATGGCGATATTGTTGAGCCCGGCGGGTGGAAGCTCGACACCTACAAGACAAATCCCGTGGTGCTATGGGCGCACAACACACGCCGCCCCGCCGTCGCTGCATCCGACAAGATCGAAATCGCAGGCGACAGGCTTGTCGCCACCGCGCGCTTCCCGTCGCGGGAGGAAAGCGATTTCGGGTTCGAGATGTTCCAGCTTTATGCGGGCGGCTTCATGCGCGGTTGCTCGGCTGGCTTCCAAGTGCGGGCCTGCGATGACATTCTGGACGAGGGTGGGCGCTTCATAGGGCTGCACATCACCGAGCAAGAGATGTGGGAGTGGTCTCTGGTCACGCTTCCCTGCAACACCGATGCACTGGTCGATGCCAAAGACAAGGGCTTGAGTTTTGATCGTGACTGGGAAAC